AGCCTTCATCTAGAGATGTTTGATCTTCAAAGCGTGCACGTGTTCGGGTTGAAATCAAAGGATCTGCATCTGGCTCACTATCAAAATCAAAATAGCTAACATCAACTGCACTAATTAGACCACCGCCGCTTAAATCAATTGGTGCGCTAATGAATTTAACGCGAACATCAAAGTCAAGAGTATATATCACTGTTCGTCGACTATTTTCATAATCACCCTCATAGCTATCTTCTTTACTAACAGCGGTCAGACTAATTGGTATGTCAGTCAAACTATCAGGTCCTTCCATGCCTTTAGCTGTAACACTATAGGTCGGATTAAAATATGGCAAGATCTGTTCAACAATTTGCATTGCTTCATCATGGCCACGACTAATAATGCTAAGACTAAAATTTAAGATATATGGCACTGCTTGCCAGACTTTAACGCTATTGCCGTCAGCGTCTTGCTGCACTGTGCGATTCATGCGATTGAGTTTTGTCTCAGTATCAAGGCTCATATTTGTTATTTCGAAACTCATACGAGGCAATTTGATACTAACTGCATCTTGTGGACCTTTTGCATTAATACGAGAAAGATAGCGTTCAATCGGTGCATAGGTCAATGGAACACGAACTGTACCAACTCCACTGCCATTTTCAGCAGGACGCACAATTTTTATATCATTAAAAAGAGTGCCAAAAATAGCAACAGTCTTTTTAATGGTTTTGTTATAATAATATTCGCGACTCATCATAACTTAACTGGGCTCTCCAAATGGATTATCTTCTGAAAAATCAATAAAATCTTCTTCAATTGCAACTTGTTTGAATTTACTGTTTTGGCTCATGCGGTCATTATTAAATAGTAGATCATTATTATCACCGATGGCATAGCTATCTATAACTGTTACAACAGCACCTGATTTTGTACCTGTAAAGACCGTTCCAACACCCAACTGAGTTGGAGCTCCACTTGTAAAGGTTGGTACACCTACAATTATTTGATTTTTATTTTCATCGAGTTTGTATTTGAAGAACTTAACTAGACCACTTGTTGAGAGATAAGAAAATGTTAGACTCTCACCAGCAAGTAACTCACCAATTGCAGCCTCAGCATCATATTCAAAAATGTTGCTATCACTATTATTATATTCAATGCTATCAATCTCGTGCACACCTGTGTTTATATTCTGACTTTCATATTCGAAAAGTTCACATGTGAGAGTCCAGATTGGTGCATCTTTTAATTGCAAGAAAGGTTTTTCGTTTGCAACATATTTGATTTCAAATAGTTTCTTAATAGGACTTAGCGGAAAGAATATCAAATCGCCTTCAGTTGGTCGATTATTATTAACTGCAAACCCATATCGACCAACACCTTGAATCCAACGACGCTTGCTAACGATTAGATTCATTTGATCTCGTATCTCGAGGCCAAATTTGCTTAGCAATTTGCCATCGCCTTCATAGCCATCAACACTTTCAACATACATCTCGATTTTGAAGCTATGACTAAAATTGCTTAGCAGATCTTCATTGAGTATATTGTCCTTTGTTACAATCTCTCGTGGAATATAATAGACATCGGTGCCATAGATCTTAATAGCCTCAATGATTAGATTCTCATAAAGCTCTTTTTCAGATCTTTGACCATTCTGGAAATATTGATTAACAGGCATAATTTATCCAATAAAGAAATCAACTGGGTTGCTATAGAACAGGTCGAATCGTTCTTTAAGCTCTTTAAGATCGGCAACAGCATCTTCATAGATTTGTCGACCACTAATTGTAACACCGCCTGGCAGCTGCATACCTTCAAACTTGCTAAGATTCTGGCCCCATTGTTTTTTAATAAGCAGTGTTGTTAGCTCTTTAAGTGCCATATCATTATAAACATCTGGATAGCTATTTGGATCAACGCTCGTATAGCATTCAATAATGATAAAATCTCCGACTTTTGTTTTATCTTTTAATCGACCATGAAACTCAATTGCATCCATGTGTCGAGCATAACTAAGCTGTGCTGTATGACCAGTAATGATATTCTGCACAAGGCTAATATACTGACTCGTCATTTCATAGTTAATAATACCGCCTGGATTTCTTAGACCATAAACATCATTCAGGAACATCTGATATTTAGCACTAAACATGCTAGCGCTGCTTGTGTCATTAAAACTGAGTATGCGAGTTACACTTAGAATATTTTCTGGCAAATTTGAAATTCGGTTTGTATCAAGATCATCTTGTGTAATTGCGTGCTTAAGCAGTGTACGTACAACTGCATCGCTATGATATTCCTGCCAGAATTGAATTGCTTCATCAATGCGATCCTCTAATTGATCGTCATCAATATTAATCTCCATAACTGGTGCACCAAGCGCGCGCAAACAATAGTCAGCCAGTTCTTGTCTTGTACTAGGTCTTGCCATAAGACTATTTATATTCTAGATATAAACATTATTTATTTTCTCTTTTAAAGATATAAGGCAAACTAATGACAGCACATAATACTGCTGCACTATATAAAAAACTCTTGAAACGATCAAGAGATTTTGTAATTTTTATTGTATTTTCATTTGCATACTCAGTCTTGATATTCAAAATTTCATTTATAGCAGAAACTGTTGGATCTGTTAAGTTATACATTTCTTGTATAACACTTGATTTATTAACGCTAATATTTTCATTTAATATTTTGTCAATAAACTGATCAATTTTAATATCATTATCTTTTATAAGGCGCAGATATGTGATCTCGTTAGGAGTAGTTGTTTTAAAATATTCATTTAGCAATCTATTTTTTTCTTCTCGTTCACTTAACAAAGTTCTTTTTAAATCCTCTTTGCTTTGCATGCCATATGAAAATTTAATAATATTATCAACTACAGTTAAACCATACCAATCAAATACAAGTCCTATATTTTCAACTATGGCTTTTTGTTGAGTTAGATTATCATTTATTGTTCTCTCAACTTCGTTGACAGTCTTAACACCTTGAAAAACAAATCCAAGAATGATTAAAGTTAAACAAATAATAAAGGATCTAGGTTTCATTATTTGATAAATTTTTCAGGATCTTTTTGAAACTTTTTACCAAGTTTTACTATGCCGTTAATAATCTCTGGACTTACTACGCCAATAATACCATAGGCAATAGCTTTATATAAACTGGAAATATCAGTTTGCTCAAGAATAAACCATGCAATTCCAGAAGAAATTGCAGCACTGAATATTTTTTTAAGCTGTTCTAATAAACTAAATTTAGTATCGCTTGACAATAATCGTGCCAACATTGCTGCTGCTCCAATAAGAGGTATAATCCATCCACCCTCAACAAATTCTTTGGCTAAAGCTTTAATGTCATCCATAAATACTATTTATAAAAATAACAATATTAAAGCCATGAAACGTATATCTATCAATGAAAATTACAAACAACTATTCTGGAAACTCGGTTGCGGTCTAGTTGAATATATCGAAATCTATAATGAAGATGGAGATAAACTTTACTTTCGAGCCGGCAACGGTCGATTTCATATGTTGAGGAGTGAGCTAGCAGAATATCAATAAGCTAGCTCAATTTTTTTCCAGGCACGACCTCCGTTTTCAGCGAAATCAGCTGGAACAACATAGTCAAGATCATAAAGAACATCATCGAGAATCACGGGAACAAGCTGATAAAATTCAAGAGCCGGTGTATCTCCTAAACCAGCTGTAGCATTTAAGATAGCTATAACTGCATTTGTTGGAAATTCAACACTAACAATATCACTAAGACCTGCTGATGTTGTAATTGAAAGAAAAAATACAATAGGATAGGCGAGTGGACTATAATCAATTGTATATGCTCCTAGCTTCTTTAGCGCAGCCTGTGACTGAGGAGTATTAGCACTTGTTAAAAGATTATCAATATTTTGTGAAACTTTTGGCATAATATTATTTATTGAATTGTTTCTGTCTCAGAATCCATCATTTGAAAATATTCATATGAGTCATCGGGCACAAATTCTTCTGGCTCTGGCTCAGGTACAACTGGAGCGCTATAAGCAAATGAGTTTGTCGTACTATCAAAGCTATATCCTTCTGGCATAGTGATATGCATACGATCTTGAATGCCAGCAGCAGCTGCTCGATCATTTAGCACCGTACCAAGTATAGTGTTGCTTTCAAATCGTTCGAGATAGAGTGGAACATTGCTATTCATTGTCTCTACGATTTGCTGTGGATCACGATTCCAAAAGTCACGATACACTTCGTTCATAACGAGTATAGTGTGACGTACTGCTTTGAGGGCTTTGAGCGTTAGCTCTCTATCTTGTTCTTTATATGTAAGTGGTTCTATCATAAATTATGGAGTTTTAAGTAAATCAAGAATTTCTGCTGGTAGAATGTTAGATGTATTATTCCATGCTTTTAGTATTACTGTATCTAAATGCAAAAATGATGAAGCAGCAGCTGTACTATTAATAGTACGAACTGATACATAAGGAGTAGACCCAGTATTTGTTGGATTCCAATTTGCTAAAACATAAGTTCCAGCTAAACTTAAATCTCCTGTTACATTTCCACTATATATTTTTAATGTAACACTCGTATCAGTTCCACCTGCTCTTTGATAAGTATCGAAAACAAAGGCGTATCTTGTTCCAGTTCCAGCAGTATAAGAACCTACTTGTGGTGTTGGCGCACCTGATATAGCTCCTGTCGCTGTAGCTGTATTAGTATAAGTGCCATTTGACGTAAAAAAGTTGAATACTGGGCTAGAACCAGGACTTGCTACATTATCTTGGAATAATTGAATTATTCTAGCTACATTACCTGTTCTAAGACCTAATCTTATATCAACATTTGTTAAATTTGGGCAACAGAAAACATAGACAAGAGTATAATTATTATGCGCAGTTGGCGTTCCAGTTCCTGATTGATATGAAAATATTGCATCTCCAAAACCAACTTCAGTAACTGCATCATTAGTAGTTGGATTTGCAACTCGTAGCCAACCTTTAACCTTTGAAGTCCAATGAGTTCCTCCTACGTTTGCAACTTGAGCCGATCCTCCTGATGGAATTGTTCGGGTTATACCTAATATATGAGGCATATATGAATTATCAAAATCATATACGATAGTTGACGATTGTTGATTAACCGCTTGTTGAATATAATACCTATCTAAACTTAATGATGTTCTATGAGCTGCTGCTGCTGCATCAGAATATGTAAAGTTTCCATTAGTGATTGTGGGAGCAGTAGCAAATACTAAGCTACCAGTTCCAGTTTCATCACTTACGGCAGTTCGCAATGTATCACTAGTAAAACTTGCAGAGTGTGTTGTTAATATATCGCCCCATGCTGTGCCGTTGTATAAGCTCAAGTCAAATAAATCACTGCTATAAACGACCAATCCAGATGCAGGAGATGATATTGCATTACGCTGAGTTGATGTCATTACTGGAGGCAAGAAACCCAGAGTTGTACTATTAATTTGAAAAATAGCACTAGCATTTCTGGTCGTGCCTCCAATCGTTACTCCTCCGCCACTTGGTTGCAAATCAACATTGCTTGTCGTGCGAGTAGCATTTGATGTTCCTTGAACAGTAATGCTGCCATTAGAAGATGTGCTGCCATTTATTGTGGCAATAGTTGGAGTAGTAAGAGTAGGAGAAGTAGCAAATACAAGTGAGCCACTACCCGTTTCATCAGTAATAGCTGTTGCTAAATTAGCACTCGTAGCACTACCAAGAAAAGTTCTTAGCGCTGATGATATATTCAACTTAGCTGGCAAGATTGTGCCATCAAGAATTACGTTGTTTGATATTTGTGTAATTGCCATTGTGATTATTTAAGTTAATCTAGTATAGTATTTTCCATATAAGCACCCTTTAAAAGAGTTACTGTACTTGTAGAAGTATTAGTTGAATTTTGAACATAAAATCTTAATAGTCCACTTGTTGAGGGTTTAATAATACCAACATATTCTACAGTTTGTGTTGACGTTCCAGTTGTTGTAAATGTAGCAAAACTATTATATGGAGCAGCCTGTAATACAAAATTTTCTGTTTCAAAACCAGGTCTTTTATAAAGCATTGATGAATCAGCAGCCGTTAAATTAAATGTTCCGATTAACTGACCATTGTGAGTTGATCCTGTTGTGCCAGTAACTTTGAATAGGCAATATATTCTATTAATTTTACCGCCAACGACTGGTATTTCAAATCCAGAAGGGTACAATGTTGCGCTACCAGTAGTAGTAGCATCAGATGTTAGTACAGATCTCCAAAATGAATTTTCAACTAAAACTTGTCCAGTTCTCGTAACACCGTTATTTGTAACGGATGCTGTACCTATAAAAAATGGACTACTTAAAATTGGCTCACTAATCGTC